CGTAAAGCAATGAAAGGCGCAAAAGACCGCCGTATGTTTAACGTAACCGCACGAAAAACCAAAAGCATAAACCTCAGCCAGAAGCCTATGCGCGGTGGCATCCGGCTGTAAAAAAAAAGGAGAGTAAATATCATGAAGCATGAATATTTTGGCCTGTGGGACAGTGTAGCAAAGTGCTACGCATGGGTAGGCGAGAGCAAGAACAATGCAACCTTTGCACGTATGTGCAACGTAATGGCAAAGGATGAAAAAACGTTTGTAGGACAGGCACCCGAAGACTATACCGGCTTCAAACTGGCAGTGTTTGACGATGAAACCGGTGAGTTTACCAACGACAAGGAAAAAGTATGGGAGAGTAAGCCGCATGAATAAACGATACGAAGAAGGGCGAAAGCCCTTCTTTTCTGAACCAGGCGAAAAATTCCGAAAACAATACGTCTGGACGAAAGACGAAAAAGGACAAGAAGTGCTGCAAGAAACTGCGCCAATCGACATCCAACAGGAAATTGAAAGCTATGCGGATGAATGTGATATCAAAAACATCGTCCGAAAAGCAAGCTTTGACCCGCAGTTTCTGAAAAGCCTGTCAGAAGGAGCACTAAACGGAACAGAAGTGGACATCACCGAATTTCCGCAGAACATTCACGAGTATCATCGCATGATCGCAACAGCACAGGCAAACGCCATGAAACTAGAAGAGCTGCAAAAATTAGCAGCAGAAAAGCCTAAAACAGAACCTAAAGAAAAGGAGGAATAAAAGTGAATCGAAACAATGAACAGCACTTTAACCAGATTCCGGAAATGCGAGCAAGTCGAACACGATTCAATCGTGACCAGACGATTCTCACAACGTTTGATTCTGGCAAGCTGATTCCGTTCTATGTTGACGAGGTATTGCCAGGCGATACCTTCAACGTGAATACGTCAGCTATCATCCGCATGACCACGCCGAAATACCCGGTGATGGACGATGCATTTATTGACTTCTACTACTTCTATTGTCCAAACCGCATCTTATGGGACCATTTCAAACAGTTCATGGGAGAAGTAGAGGAAACACCCTGGATGCCAACAAAAACATATAAAGTACCCGAAATCAAAATACAGGGTAATGAAAAAACGAGCATCCCATATGAAGGCTCAATCTTAGACTACATGGGAGTACCAACAAAAGTAAAAGGAACCTTCAAAGTCAACGCACTGCCTGTCAGAGCATATGTAAAAATCTGGAACGAATTTTTTAGAGACGAAAATGTTGGGAATGCAGCAGTGATTAAAACAGATGATGCAGACGTAGCATACGAAGATTCAATCACAGATAACATCAACTTAGTGCTGAACATAGCATATAAAGGTGGAAGATGTTTACCTGTAAACAAGTTCCATGACTACTTCACCAGCTGCCTACCCTATAGTCAACGTGGGCCAGAAATTACACTACCCATGACAGGTAACGCAATGGTGACAGGATACACAGACGAAAACTACACAGAAAAAACGAGTGTCTACGCAAGCAGCTTTTTCGATGGAAGCACAAACTCGGGCAACGTCAAAAACAAACTGTATGCAATCGCACAAAACGGAAATAACGGTGCAGCATACTTAAACATTGGAAGCGGAAATGGCACAGCACACACCACAGCATACCTTGGCGCAGACTTGAGCACAGTAACAGCTGCAACCATCAACGACTTGCGAAAAGCCGTAGCAGTGCAGCAGTACTACGAAGCACTTGCAAGAGGCGGCAGCCGTTACCGTGAACAGGTACAAGCACTGTGGAACGTGGTTATCAGTGATAAAACCGTACAGGTGCCGGAATACCTGGGCGGTGGCAGATATCACGTCAATATCAACCAAATCGTGCAGACCAGCGGACAGCAGACAAACGAAGACACACCTATCGGTGAAACTGGAGCAATGTCGGTAACGCCAATCAACGAAAGCAGCTTCACGAAATCTTTCGAGGAGCACGGTTTTATAATCGGTGTATGTTGTGTACGACACAATCACAGTTATCAGCAAGGTTTGGAACGTTTTTGGAGCAGAATCGACAGACTTGACTACTATGTGCCACAGTTCGCAAACCTTGGCGAACAACCTGTCAAAAAGAAAGAGATCATGCTCACCGGCGCTGCAACGGATGAGGAGACATTCGGCTACCAGGAAGCATGGGCAGACTATCGCATGAAGCCTAACCGGGTATCCGGCAAAATGCGAAGCAATGCAACAGGCACGTTAGACTTCTGGCACTACGCTGACAACTACAAAGAAGTACCCACGCTGTCGCAAGAATGGATGGAAGAAAGCAAAAACGAAATTGCGCGCACGCTCATCGTGGAAGATGAGCCACAGTTCTTCGGTGCTATCCGTGTAGAAAACAAAACCACAAGACGGATGCCACTGTACAGCGTACCGGGCTTGTACAAACTATAAGAAAGGAGAAAGCCCGGAGAAATCCGGGCTATTTTTAAATGGGAGCATTATCAGGATTCTTAACAGCACTAAACGTAGCGGGAAACGTGGCAAACACAATCGGAACTGTTGCGGGAGCAGCTAAAAACGTAGCCGGAGCGTTTGGCGGATGGGGACAGACAGGCAATAGCCAAAGCAGCGGCGGCAGCACAAGCCAAGGCGGCGGGCACTCCGAAAGCGGAAGTCAAGCCGGCACAAACGTTCAACAGGTCAACGACTGGCTAAAACAGGCATACGCGTACCAAGGGCAAGAAGCAGCCATGCAAGGTAAATACAACAGTCAAAGCATGCTTAAACAAATGGGTTACAACACCTTACAAGCAATCATGCAAGGCGTATACAACCACATTGAAAACAGCGTAGCAATGAACTACAACAGCGCAGAAGCACTAGCTAACCGTGAATGGCAAGAACACATGTCAAGCACAGCATACCAACGAGCTGTTGAGGACATGAAAAAAGCGGGGCTTAACCCTATCTTAGCATTCTCAAACGGCGGCGCAAGCACACCGGGAGGAAGTGCGGGAACAATCAGCGGAGCAAGCATGGGACTTGCAAGCAGCAGCGCACTAGGAGTAAGCAGAAGCGGAGGGTTTGTACCAAATGCATACTCAAGCTCAAGCTGGAGTAAAAGTGACTGGTACAACGCTGCACAAAGTTGGCAGCAGATGCTTAGTTCAACGCACATGACACCCTACGGGCTACAAAAAGCGCTTACAGAAGTCGGAAACGACACAAGCAAAGCAATCGAAGACGCAACATCGAAGACAGGAAAAGAGAAAGCTGCAGCACAAAACAGAAGCATAAAGCCACAAGACAAAAACGGAGCATACGGAGAAAAACGAAAGCCGGGTGATTACTTAAAGTGAGTTGCTACAAGCCATTAATAAGGCTGTACGACCCGAACAATAAGGACATAAGCGGGCGGGTGTATTCACTCGCCCGCTTTTCTGAAATAAGCGGGAAACAGCTAAAATATGAAGATTTGATGTACAGAAAAGATGTCATGTTGATACCATGCGGTCAATGCATCGGATGTAGAATCAGACAAAGGGAAGACTGGGCAACACGAATAGAATTAGAAGCGCGAGACTATCCAAGAGAAGAAGTTTGGTTTATCACATTAACTTATGACGATGACCATGTGCCGGGCATGATAGTAAACACAGGCGAAATCATGCGAAAAGTACAGTACGTCTGGAAACCGGGAGAGAAGCGCCCTGAAAGCGTCCAAACTTTGCTATATACTGACATTCAAAAGTTCTTAAAACGCCTCAGAAAGGCTTATAGGGGCAAATTACGCTATTTCGTAGCGGGAGAATACGGAGAACAGACGGCAAGACCACACTTCCATATGATTCTATATGGATGGAGACCAACAGACCTAGAGCACCTATACAAGATACAGCACAACGGATATTTCACAAGTAAATGGTTAGAAGACCTATGGGGCATGGGTCAAATACAGATAGCACAAGCAGTACCGGAAACATATAGATATGTTGCGGGATACGTTACAAAAAAAATGTACGAAATTGACGGTCAAAAGGCAAACGTATACTACGAACTAGGACAACAAAAACCTTTTGCATGTATGAGCCTAAAACCAGGCTTAGGAGATAACTATTACAAAAAGCACAAAGCAGAAATCTGGAAACAAGGGTATATCCAATGCACAAACGGCAAACGCGCACAAATACCACGTTATTATGAAAAAATGATGGAAGCGGAAAACCCACAAAGGTTATGGAGAATTAAGCAGAACAGACAAGCAGCAGCCATAGAAGAAAACCGACTAAAGTACGAAAATGCAGACTTTGCAGAACAGTGCAAAACGAAAGAGAGAGTGATAAAGAAGCAGATGAAGAAGAGAGGGACACTTTAACAGTGTCACGGTGTCACCTAGCCCAGTACCTATCAAGTAAGGTACTGGGCTATTGTCATTTAAAGACTCCATGTATCAGTCTATTCAGTCTATCAAATAGCTATCTCTTATCGCGCGTGCGCACGCGCGCGAAGCGCGCACGCGCGCACGCGCGGCTCTTCAGCGCTATTGTTCGCAAGCTCACAAGCGCTGTATAATATATAACTTGTTGTAGTAGTAGTAGTAGAGACTGTGGAAAAGTTGATAAGTGCTAAAATTTAACGTTAAGACGTAAATAAAAGGCAAAAAACAATGTTGAAAGATTTGTTGAAAACTTGTTGAAATGTTGAAAGTTCGTCAAAATGACGAAAACCTTTGTGCAACATTTTGTTGAAAACCTGTTGAAAGTGTTGAAAGTGTTGAAAACGCGCACAGCGCTAAAAAGGAATGGATTCAGCCGAATTCCGCTGCGCTCCATACGGCAAGGCGCTAAAGCGCCGTTCAAAACAAAGGAGCAAAACTGAGTTACTGATATATCAATTAAAGTTTCAAAAAAGGCTTGACTTTTTATCAAAAATATGATAGAATATAATCACAGAAAGGAAGGTGCTCAAAATGATGCACAAATACGAGTTAAGAAAATGGAACAATGACGACACGATGACCACGGTATTAAAAATCAATGATGCACCCAAAAACGCAAAAAAGAGGGCAAGAGAATACGCAAACGAACACAAGGGAATCTATTCCTTGTGCAGAGTCGAAGAAGTAAAAATATACTCCACTGAAAAAGAATAAAAAGCAAACTCCCGGTTGACAGCCGGGAGTTTTTGTTTTATAATAAAGACAAAGGGGGGCTAAACATGATTAAAAGCTATATCATGGACACAGATGGAAACGTAAAGCTGGCAAGACACTTCAAAGTAAAAGAATTTGCTTGCAAAGACGGCAGCCAAGTAGTATTCATAGATGACTACCTATACACCATTCTAGATATCTTACGACATAAGCTAGGAAAGCCGGTGATCATCACCAGCGGATACAGAACACCAGAGTGGAACAAAAAATGCAACGGAGCAAAATACAGCTACCACATGCGCGGTATGGCAGCAGATATCCGAGTCAATGGCATGAGCGCAAAAGAGCTTGCCAACAAACTGAATGAAATCGTCCCGGATGAATGCGGCATTATCGTATACAACAATTGGGTGCACTTTGATGTGCGACCCGGAAAAAAATACAGAAAGGGGATGTAAAATGGCACTGATTTCAATTAAGGACGTCAAGCAAGCAATCCGCATTATGATGCAGATTCTCGAAAAGCTTGACGAAATCTATCATGCGCTGCACGATAGCATCAACGAAGACAAAAAGGAGTAAACCGTAATGCCCAAAACATGGAATGCACGAGACCAGACCGAAGAAGCAAATTGGAACCATGGCCGAAACAAAAAAAAGAAAAGAAAGGTACACAACAATGGCACGACATCGTAAAGCAATGAAAGGCGCAAAAGACCGCCGTATGTTTAACGTAACCGCACGAAAAACCAAAAGCATAAACCTCAGCCAGAAGCCTATGCGCGGTGGCATCCGGCTGTAAAAAAAAAG